TGCCCAGACGGACATAAGAATTCATATGTGGTTGGATAATGTCAGAAAGATCAGAAGTAAAACGTGATGGGGCCAAGGCTCAAAAGAATAGCGGAAGAGGAGATTATCAAAAAGGTGATGCTCAATGGAAGCAATTCCTTGTTGATTATAAAGAGGCAGGAACATCATTCAATTTAAATAAAGATAACTGGGCAAAGATTTGTACAGATACCTTTAAGGTGAATAGAGATATGCATCCAGCATTAAAGATTATTATAGGGGCAGAGTCTAAGGTTAGACTAGGCATTATTGAGTGGTCAGTTCTTGAAGAGTTGATCGAGTTTTATGAGGAGAACCATGAGTGATAAGAACACGCTAGAACTTATTAGTGACATAACAGAGTTTAACGACCTTCACGAGTTTATGAAGGACGAACACCTAGACAAAGCCTTGGCTATTGTTGTAAAGCTTCTCATGAATCCTGATGTGCCTTCTGCAAAGGCACCTCATTTAATTATGGAGCTTCAGGCTATGTCTACAAAATTTGCAGTGCTTGCATCTGTATATTCTACAATTGCTAAGGACAAAGCTGGAACAGTAAATAATAACAAGAAGAACATATATTATTCAGTAAAGGAGTCCATAGACAAACTTGTAGATGCACTTAAGTATGTCGTTAGGTATAATTCATAAATGGCTAGAGAAATTGTAAAGAACCTTAAGTTTAAAAAGCATACTGGGAAGTTCTTTGATCCAGAATTATTTGCTCAACTGCTTGATGAGTCATATCGAAATACTAAACGTGCAGATGGAGAGATGACTAAGAAATCATTTAGTCCAAGCTCTTTGGGCTACGGCCACGGCAAGTGCCCTAGATATTGGTACATGGCATTCTCTGGAGCAGTTTTTATTGATGATAACGATGCAGTTGCGGTTGCCAACATGGCACAGGGAACTCAAGCCCATGAGAGATTGCAAAAGCTTATTTCTACTATGCCACAGTGGAGAGCGGAAGAAGAAGAGATTGTTAATGAGTATCCACCAATCAGAGGCTTCATAGATCTTATTATGGAGTACGATGGCGAGACAGTAATAGGTGAAATTAAAACGGCTAAGCAAGAAGTTTGGGATACCAGACAGTCAGAGATGAAGCCTACAGATAACCATATGCTACAGCTTCTTACTTATATGAAGCTAAAAAATGCCAAGGAAGGTTTCTTCCTATATGAGAATAAGAATACACAAGAAATACTAGTTATTCCAATCTCTATGAATGAAAAGAATACAAAGATTATTGAGCATACCTTTGCCTGGCTGTGCGAAGTCTGGGATAACTTTAAGGATGGAGATCTTCCAAAGAGACCAGAAGGTGCAACTAAATCAAAGATGCCTTGTACTTACTGCCCAGTTAAGAAGGAATGCTATGCAAAGAATGGTCCTGTAGGCACAGTTGAAATTGATTTGTTCTCGGTGCCTAGTCTATGATCTGTGCTAACTCAACCTGCAAAAAAGATTTTGATCCAAAAACTCATAATCAAAAATATTGCGCCGATGAATGTTGTAGAATTGCTACTAACCGAAGAATTATGGAAAAGTATTATGAGCGTAAAGCAATTAGAAATGGTGCAGAGCGACCATGCGCTAAATGTAAGCAGCAACTAAGTAGATACAACAAGGGAGATTTCTGCGCTATATGCGAAAAGAATATTAACCTTGAAAATAAAAGCAAATTGTTTAGGATGATAGATGACATTAGCTAGTCTAAAGAAGACTCAGGCAAATAGGGTTTTAGGCATAGACGCCTCTACTAACTCTATTGCTTTCTGCTTAATGGAAAATGATATTCCATTAAAGTGGGGCAAGGTTAACTTAATAGGCGAAGATATATATGACAAGATCCATGATGCAAAAAACAAAATGCATTCTATGCTTGAAGAATTAAAGTCAGATTATATTGTTGTTGAAGGTGCAGTATTTGTTAAGTCTGCAGATGCTGTAATTAAACTATCATATGTTTATGGAGTGGTCATAGCGGAGTTAATGTCTACTGGGGCAAAGGTAATAACAATAGCCCCCTCATCTTGGCAGGCATATATAGGAAATAAGAACCCTACTAAAGAAGAAAAGCAGATCATAAGAACACAAAACCCAGGTTATGCAGACTCGTGGTATCAAAACAAATTAAGAAATATGAGAAAGCAGAGGACTGCTGACTACTTTAACAAGAAGTATAATTTAAACGTGTTAGATTTTGACGTCGCAGATAGTTTTGGGATTGCACATTATGCTAATAAGGTGTTGACAGAACGATGAAGCTATATCAAAGTAAAGATTGGTTACACAGAAGATATATAATCCAAAAGAAAACTATAACGGAAATTGCCGAAGAGTGTAAAGTCTCTGCTATGACTATTCAGAGATACCTAGATCAGTTTGGATTAATTAAAAAGCGATGAATATACTAGAACTTGGGTCTGGCTCAGTCCCTTTACAAGGTGCCGTGCATCATGATAGAATAAAGCATTCCGAATGGATAGATGTGGCATGGGACTTAGAAGTTATTCCTTGGCCCTGTAAAAACGAGGAGTGGGATGAAGTATATGCAATTGATGTGTTTGAGCATCTAAATACAGAAATTGCAGATTGGCTGTCTGAATGTCATAGGATACTTAAGGTCGGCGGAAAACTTACTTTAAGGCTTCCAGCATGGGACAACGAATTATCTTATCGTGATCCAACGCATAAGAAAGTTTTTCACCATGAAACATTTGACTATTTTGATCCTGAAAAAGAATTGTATGAATTGTTTGGAAGGTACTACTGGGATAACGTTCCGTTATTTCAGGTGACATTTGTAGGTAGAGAAAATAATGACCTACGATTTGAACTGATTAGGAGATAGTGTGTTAAAACCAGTATATGAAGATGTATCTCAGTTTCATTGTAATGATTTGTATTTAAGATCAGTAGGTGCTCCAGCAGGCAATAAGATCTGGGGAGCATGCCATGAAATTGCACACATGTTAATTGAAAAGAATATATCATATGGCAACTCGGCTTTAGAACCTGCAAGAATATTTTCAACGGCGGACTCAACAGAACAATTAAAGGTCCGTATTGATGATAAGTTAAACAGAGTAAAGAACAACCAAGGCTTTGCTGGAGACAATGATATTGATGATTTGATTGGCTATTTAGTATTATATAAGATTGCAAAGGCTAATTCTAATTGACATTTTAGTCGACTGAAAGTATAATATAGTAATGAGCGAAATAGAATTGTCACAGCATTTTGACAGAATGAATAGGGTGGTGGAAGAACTCCTTAAAGGAAGCACCCCCACACAGATCGCCACTACTACTGGAATCCAACGCAAAGAAGTTCTTGAGCTTATCGATGACTGGAAGGATGTAGTACACAACGATAGCAACATCAGGGATCGTGCTAAAGAGGCCATATCGGGTGCCGATCAACATTATGCAATGCTTATTAAAGAGGCGTGGAAGACAGTAGAAGACGCAGATCAGTCAGGACAGCTGGCAGTTAAATCGGGAGCCTTAAAGCTTATTGCTGACATAGAGACAAAAAGAATAGCTATGCTTCAGTCAATCGGAGTCCTTGAGAATAATGAAATTGCATCTCAGATTGCAGAGACGGAACGTAAACAGGATATTCTTGTTAAGATATTAAAAGAAGCTACGGCAACATGTCCTAAGTGTAAGATGGAAGTTGCAAAACGATTGTCACAAATCACTGGAGTAATTGAATCAGTTCCAGTAGAGGAAGCCGATGTCGTTTGATTTTGCTGATCTTATCGACATGCTCGATGGAGAGGAGTTCGATGAAAAACCAGTCGATCTTAAAACGTTTGTTAGAAGTCCAGAATACCTTGGGCTTCCAGAGCTTTCCGACTATCAGTACACGCTTATCGAAAAAAGTTCGCAAATCTACAAAGAGTCAACACTCATCAAGCTATTTGGAGAAGAAGAAGGAAAAATAAGATTTAAGCAGACTGCTAATGAAGTGGTTGCTCAGCTCGGAAAAGGTTCTGGAAAAGATTACTGCTCAACAATTGCGGTTGCATATATAGTTTATTTGCTATTATGTCTAAAGGATCCAGCTACATATTACGGAAAGCCTCCAGGAGATAGCATTGATATTATCAATATTGCTATCAACGCTCAGCAGGCAAGCAACGTTTTCTTTAAAGGATTTAAGACACGCATTGATAAGTCGCCTTGGTTTGCTGGAAAGTATAACGACAAAGCTTCAGAAGTTAAATTTGATAAGGCTATTACAGTACACTCAGGTCACTCAGAACGTGAAGCCTGGGAAGGATATAACGTTATAGTAGTTATCCTTGATGAGATTTCAGGCTTTGCAATTGAAAATACAACAGGTCACGATCAGGCAAAAACAGGTGCAGGTATATATGATATGTACCGTGCATCAGTGGACTCCCGTTTTCCAGACTTTGGCAAGGTAATACTTTTGTCTTTTCCAAGATACAAAAACGATTACATACAGCAAAGGTATAATGCCGTTGTTGCAGAAGTTGAAACCGTTATTCGTGATCATGAATTTAAGATGGACGAGGACCTACCAGACGGTACTGTTGGTAATGAGTTTGAGATTCAATGGGAAGAAGATCACATAATCTCATATAAAATACCAAAAGTTTATGCTTTAAAAAGGCCTACTTGGGAAGTAAACCCAGTTAGAAGCATTAATGATTTTAAGGTTGCATTCTTTACTAACCCTCTTGATGCCCTGTCACGCTTTGCCTGCATGCCACCAGATGCTGTAGATGCATTCTTTAAATCAAAAGAGAAGATCGAGAAGGCATTTAATAAAGCGCACCTTGCGGTAGATAACTTTGGCAGACTAGAAGATTGGTTCTTGCCAGATCCAGATAAGGAATATTTTATACACGTTGACCTTGCTCAAAAGCATGACCACTGTGCCGTTGCAATGGCACATGTTAACAAATGGGTAAATGTAAAAGTAACAGATACTTATTCACAGCCAGCTCCAATTGTAGAAATAGACGCTGTTAGATTTTGGACCCCAACAAAAGATAAGTCTGTAGACTTTACTGAAGTTAAAGATTATATTCTTTCATTAAAAACACGAGGATTTAAAATTCGTGTATGTACCTTTGACAGATGGAATTCACATGATATGATGCAACAACTAAAACAATACGGCATCAATACAGAAATTCTATCTGTCGCTAAAAAGCATTATGACGATATGGCAATGGTTGTTGCTGAAGAAAGAGTAATTGGTCCGCATATTCCTTTGCTAATTGATGAGCTATTGCAATTAAGAATTATGCGAGATAGGGTAGACCACCCAAGAAAAGGCTCAAAAGACTTGGCGGATGCAGTTTGTGGATCAATTTATAACTCAATAAGTAGAAGTAAGTTTGATACAAATCAAGAAGTAAATATACATACATATGAATCTATGAGCTACGACAATGATTTTGGAACAGAAAATGACGGAGAAACTAGTTCTTATAATCTTATAAGGGCACCAAGAATGCCAGAAAATTTACGAGACGCAATGGACAGGATGCAAATACTATGAGCACGTATCAAGAAAAAGCAAAAGAATGCAAGTGTTGTGGAAAACATGTTCCACTACCTACTGTATTAAAAGAATATAATGGAATAGTTCTTTGCCCAACTACATTCTCTAATGTAATTGAGTATAAAAGAATATGGAAACTCGCTGGTCACAGACCAATGGGAAATATTAGAAAACATTTTTCTGAATACGTACAGCAAATAGTTGAAGCAACTATTGACAAAAATGAAGACGGCACGTTATAATAGACTTCTAAGCAACAATAGCTTAGTTGGTTAAAGCCCCGAACTCATAATTCGGTAATCGTAGGTTCAAGTCCTACTTGTTGCACGAAAGGTAAATATGCACAGCGAAGACAGAATGGAATATTATATTTCAATAGGTGCAATAGAGTTGGCGGGTATGGACTCAGACGGCGAATTTATATTTAATATAACAGACAAAGCAAAAGTCCTTGCCCCAGAGTTATGGAGGGCTCATCAAGAGCACGTTGATGAATCTTTAGTTGAACTATATAATAAAGGATTAATTAGTGTTACTTATAATGACGATCTTGAAGCAGTAATTGAAATGTCAGATGAAGGAAAAAAGATGGCAAAAGAATTTGGTTTAATTCAAATGGATATGGATACCGATATTCCAAATGATTGAGCTAGGCCTTCGTAGCTCAGGGGATAGAGCGAGACTCTTCTAAGGTCTGCGTCGCAGGTTCGATTCCTGCCGAGGGCACAATGCGGATGTTGCATATTGGTAGTGCCTCTGCCTTCCAAGCAGAAGGGGTGAGTTCGATTCTCATCATCCGCTCAAATAAAAAAGTGCTATACTAATCATAAGCAGTACAAAAAATAAGGAGAACAAGATGAACGTTTTAAAAAAGCTTAAGGATTTTTTTGGAGTTAAAGAAGATGTCTATTCTGTAAACATAGATGAGATTTTAGCACCAGCCAAGAAGGTAGCCAAGAAGGCTCCTGCAAAAAAGACAGCTAAAAAGGCACCAGTCAAGAAGGTGGCTAAGAAAGCGCCAACTAAGAAGGCTAAGTAATGTTTGAGTACTACGTTAAAAAGGTTACAAAGGTTGTAGACGGAGATACCATCGATGTAGATATTGATCTTGGATTTGATATCTCATTTAGCTCACGAGTTAGGTTGGCGGGAATAGATACTCCTGAAAGCCGTACCACAGACAAAATGGAAAAAGCGCTTGGCCTTGAATCTAAAGAGTATTTAAAGAAAGCAATTGATGCATCTAAGACTGTTGTTATTAAAACAGAAAAAATGGACTCATCAGAAAAATACGGGCGTATCCTTGGATGGCTATTCCTAGACGGATCTAAAGTATCGGTCAATGAACAAATGATTGCCGATGGATATGCCTGGGGATACCTAGGGGACACTAAGGTAAAGGACTTTGAAGCACTTGCAAAGCTGAGGGCTAAGAAGAAATAGACAAGATATAAATCTTTTGCTATAATAATATATGGATCGCTCATTAGAGGGTCCATATATTAATTTATTCGCTTGAAAGGGGAATATAATGGTAACACAATTCGCAATGGATCTATTCAATGATCCTTTTTTTATTGGCTTCAACAGGGACCTAGCCCGTCTAAATACTGCACACAAAATCAACTCTCAGTCATATCCTCCATATGATCTTCTCAAATTAGATGAAGATACATATAGGTTATCTCTTGCTATTGCAGGATTTACCAAGGAAGATATCAGTGTATCGGTAGACAATGGAACACTTATTATTAAGGGTGAAATTGTAGAGGTTACAGATGCAGAAGTTGTTCACAAGGGTATTGCTGGCAGAAAGTTTGTCAGATCTTTTGCTCTAGGTGAATACATGGAAGTGTCTGGTGCAGAGCTAAAGGATGGCCTTCTACATATTAATGTGGATCGCATTGTTCCAGAAGAAAAGAAGCCTAAAACAATTAAAATCAAGTAAGGTATAATAGAAATCTGCACCCCGTCACTGGGGAGTCGCAGATAGCGGGCCGTTACCCGCAGGATGGACCTGAGCATGTCCTCAAACTGCTCATTATAATTAAAGGATAGGTAATGCCAGTATACGAATACAAGTGCTCATATGATGATGCACACCCAACAATGTCAACACATAGATCAATTGTGGATGAAGATCCAGGCTACACATGTGTTGAATGTGAGTCGGTAATGACAAGACACTTCACTCCATTTGGCATACAGTTTAAAGGTAATGGCTTTTATAAAACAGATAATCCTAAATAGTTAAGTGGTATAATTACTAAGTAAGCAAAAATATTGCATTACTTAGGAGATACCTAGTTGACTAGAAAGATTAAGTATTTTTTAACCAGCCTTTTTATAATCGGCTGGCTTTTCCTTTTTAGTCCTAATTTTGCTAATGCTAATGAGCCACCAGCTCCCTCAGAGCAAGTTGTTGTAAGCCCAGCACAACAAGCGGTCAATACAGCAATTGCAACAGCAACTACAGAAGTTGCACAAGCTGCTGCAGCATCAGATACAGCAACAGTAACCATAGCTACTGCAGTTGAATCAGTAACAGCGTCTAACGCTGCCGTAGCGGCAGCAACTACGGCGGTAGCGGCAGCAACTACGGCGGTAGCAGAAGTATCAAATGTATCTTCAGCAGTAGAAACTGCAACAACAGTTGTTCAAACAATTACTTCAACGGTAACAGCAGTTACACAGGCTGTAGCCGCAATACCAGTAACAGCCACAACCCAAACACCAGAGGTTGTAGCGGCACAAGCAGTAATAACGCAAGCCGTTACTACTGTAGATTCTGCAGTAGCCACTGTGATAGCAACAGCAACTCCATTAATGACAGAGACCCCAACCACAGTTGCACAAGTAGCCACAGCAATTGCAACAGAAGTTGCCCAATCAGAAACAGCCACAGTTTTAGTTCAATCAGCACAAACAGCAATAGATACGGCCACCACAACAGTTGCTACAGCAACTACGGCAGTGGCAGCAGTAACACCTGCACGGACAGAGGCTCAAACACAATTAACTCAAGCAAACGTAGCAATTAATAACGCTCAAGATGCAGTCAATGCTCTAGCGGCAACCATTGGCACTACCACAAACGTTTTATCTAATGTAGATGACGCTGGTGTTCGAATGAACCTTCCATTTAATTTACAGATGGGCGGAGTCACATACAATAATGTTTACGTCGGGTCCAATGCCACTATTACCTTTGGTGTAAATGAAGGTGCAAACTATTATTCTACTCCAAATGCGCCTTCGATTTCTATAGCAGGGTATGACTGGACCACTTGGAGTAATGGATCTGGAATTACATATTCAACAACTACAAACACCCTTAGCGTTGCTTGGGATCTTAGAGTTTATCCTTTGCAAACAGCAGAGACACAAATGACTCAAGTTAGATTTAATGCCGATGTTAATCCAGCAGATGGAGCATGGCAAGCAG